GAGCTAAAAACTTTTTCTATTTTCTTTTTACCAAAAGCTTGTTCTAATCCGGATATAATAGCAGTTTTTATAAAGTTAAATAAATTTGTTCCTATATTTACTAATCCTGAAAATATTTTAAGTATAGATTTTTTCATATCAATAAATAATTTTAATATTGATTTTAATGAAAATCCAGTTTTAAACACATTTGAAATATCTCCAATCATTGTAAAAATATAATGAAGTATATCTTTAAATGTTGAAAAAACACTACTAAAAAGTTTAATTATTGGCCCTGAAACACTTGTTATAACATTCCATATTCCTGTTGCTACACTTTTTATTCCAGTAAAAATTGAATTAAATGTAGTATTAACAGTTTTAAAATCAAATCCTGTTATTAAAGATACTAAATTTTCTATTCCAGTCCATGCTCCAGCAATAGATGTTTTTATACTTTTTATCATTTTATTATCGCCAACACCAGTAAATAATTGTGTTAACCAACCCATAACTATTTGAGGAATACTATTAATAACTTTATAAATATCTTTTGAATTTCCAAATAAGCCAAATGTTAAAGTGCTTATTATGTCTGCTAATCCAGCTTCTATTCTTTCTATAAATGTATTAGATGCTTTTCCAGTAATACTTGATACTTTTTTAGGGTTAAATATAGTTCCTATAAAATCAAATGCAAGAAATCCTATAAAAAATTTTTTAAGAAATGATAATCCAAATTTTTTGATCAAATCAAAAGATATATTTTTTAATAATGGAATTGACCCAAAAATAGCACTGAATATCTTTTTAGGTAGACTAAAAAGACCTTTTAATCCACCCTTATTTTTATCAGAATCATTTATTTTATTATTATCTAAATTATCTTTTTTAAATTTTGTAGAATCACCTTTATTATTTTTTTCATTACTTTTATCAAATGAAACTTCTTTATCATGCTCTACTATTTTTTTAGTTAAATCAGCTGCTTGCTTAGAATTTCTATCAGATATATCTGATGATTTATTTATAGCTTTATATATATCTTTACCAATATTAGCTATAGTATTATTCAGATTTTTAAATCCTTTAACATTTATTTTTTTTATTAAAGATAAACTATTAATACTTTTTTTAGATGTATCTAATAATTTGTCATTACTCTCTTTAGATGTATTTAATATTTTATTTATATTTTTTACTGGAATAATATTTTCTTGATTTTCCATCTATTCCCCATTCTGTTGATTTTGCTTATTTACTGTAGATAATAATAAATCCCAATATATCTCTCTTTCATAGGGATACATATTATCTACTTCTGGTATTGAATATTTGCCATAGTACTTAAGCAAATGATATAGTTGATATAAATCACTTAAATCAGTATCAAGCACTATGGCAAATAAAAATTTTCTTTATCACTTAAATCTAATATAATAGGATTTTTTGATTCAAATGAATGCTTACAATCTTTTTTAATACAATATGTTTGTGCTTTAATTTTAAAATCTGTAAAACATTCAGAAAGAACTTCACCTATTTTTTTACTATCTGATATTGATAAACTATCTAAATATTCATCCCAATTTTTTCTTGTAAAGTTTTTATAAACAATATCATCTATAATTATTTCATCAATTGAATTATATAAATAAAATAAATCATCTTCATTTTCTTTTATCATTTTAAATGGTATAGGTTTAAATTTTATACTTAAATTATCATTTATTTTTTTAATACTTCTATCAAATTCTTTAAATTCAATATTATCTAAATTAACATTTAAATTAATAGGAGTGTTACAAGAAGGGCATTTAACAACAATATCTTCTATTACTTCTCCTGATGATATTTTTTTAATAAATACTATTAAATATCTTACTTCATCAAATGAAAGATTATCAATATCTCCATTTATAACACATGGTTTAACTAATGTTTTTATAAGCAAATTATATATTTCGTTTACACCTGGCTCTTTATTTTTCTTTTCTATAATAGATTTTTCTATTAAAAAATTTTTTTCTTCTTTTGTTAACCAAGGGCGTACAATAAAATTTTTATCGCCTATTTTAAGTTCTTTTGTTATAGTTTCTGTTTTTTGTATTGGTAATATAGTATTCACTTTTTCTCCTTTTATACTATTTTAAAATTTTTAAATGCAAACGCAACTGGAAATTCTATTAATGTATTTGTAGAATCTCTAGAATATGTTATATCTCCAACATTTGTTGGCCATACTTCATTAAATAAAACTATATTTGATATATTATTATCAAATCCATAAATATATAATAATATACTTCCTATATAATCATTATAATATCCTCTTTTACCTGTTCTTAAGTCATAAATTTCATTCTGCCACTTATCAAATTTATTCCTTATTTCTCCACCTTCAGAATCATATGTTGTAATGTTTAGAGTATCTATTGTTCGTACTCCACTTAGTTTAATTGGTACCCCATTTGTGTTTCTATCTTTAATTTCTGATGTTGAATTAGGAAAATTAATAGACTTAATATGAAGGCTTGATTCATTTTCAGTTTTAAAAATATTATCTTTATTTATTTTGGCTTTAAATCTATTTGCAAATTGTATATCATTTATTAATTGTGATACTACATTATCACCATTTATCAATCTGCCTACTACATTATCAAATCCCATAGTAATTCCTTATATAGAATTAATGCCATCAACATTAAAAGTAACATCAAAAGTAACAAGACCATCACCATCATCAGATAGTGTAATATCACCAACTGATTTTGGGTAAACACCTTTAATAATATCATTGAATATTGGCATATTATCTAAATTTAATTGAGATAGTGTACCAATTGTTTTGTACTCACTTGGTTTAGCTCTTTTTATTGTTGATTCATTATGTATCATATCAAACCAATATTTTATTTGTCTATAATCTATATAGTTCCATGTTCTTATTGTACAAGACCAATCATTATATTCTAAATCTCCTGCAATAGAATATGATATACCAAAATCAATAATTTTACTTTCGCCGACAGTTCTTCCAGGCATAGATGATGATGTAACAGAAATAGGATCTATTGGCAAATCTATATAGTCATTTTTAGCAAGAATTAAACTAAAAAATCTATTATTTTTTTGAAATCCATTTAATCTGCTTTTTATATCAAAAATACCCAATTGTTTACCTATTTAGTTATTTCTATAGAATCAAGAGACAATGTAACATCAAATGTAACTATACCATCACCTTCATTATCAAAACTAATATCAGCTAAAGAATTTGGCCAAACACCTAATAATTCTGCAGTAGCAATTACATTATTATCTGTTCCTAATTGTGATACTGTTACACCATCAATTTTATAATCAGATGGTAATCCTCTAATATTACCTTTGAACTTAGCTACTAAATCCATCCATTCAAAAAATATTTTATAAGTAGAATAATCTTCTCCATATACAGTAATTGTCCAATCATTGTATACTGGATCACTACCTACTTTAATAGTAGCACCTTTTGATTTTAATTCAGTAGCATTAACAGTTCTTCCTGGTAATCCAGCTGCTTTAATATATACTTCATCTAATATACCTAAAGGTGTGGGTAATGTTACTTTAAATCTATTTAATCTTGATTTGCCCTGTATTTTACTTTTCATTTCTGACAATGTTGCCATATTAATTCCTTATTAAAGTTATATTTTTAATATTGATAAGAAGCATTTAAATTTCATATCAATCTTTACATTTTTATTTAAACTTTTATTTTATCAATTTCTATAAGTTAGTCATCTTCTGTTTTATATAATCCTAATTTTTTTTCTTCAGCTATTTCTTTATTCATCATTTCAATATCTTCATCAGTCATATCTAAAATATTATTAAGAACATACTTATTGCTATAATATACTCCTATGTAATCTTTAATATCTTGGAGTATTTCAATTTTTTTAGATATGTTTGAAAGTTTTTTACCTTCTAAATATGAATTATCCAATGGCCATTGTATTTCAATATCATCTCTTATATTTTTAAAATCAGCATCTGACATTATACCTTTAGATACTAATTGTCTTCTAAGTAACTCAATAAAAACATAATTAAATTTATATCTTAATGTTACAATATATTTTAAAAATCTAGCTTCATCTCTTTGTACTTCAGTAGCAGTAAAATCTACTTGAGTTTGTTCATCAAATCTAGATTTGGGTACTTTAAGAGCAGTATATAATTTATCTTTAAAAATATCTAAATCACCAGTTTCACCTAAATTTTGTCCTGATGGTAATGTATCTATTTCTATATCTTTAGTTGAATTTTTAGTAGGTAACCAATAATCTTCTGTTAAACTCATTAAATGTGAATCATTAGTCACACTTCCATCACTTGTATTATATTGTTTTTTATGAGTAAATTTATTAATTAATTGGGTCATATAATTAGCTGCTTTTTGATTGCTCATTTTACCAATATTTACTTTAAAAATTCTTTTTTCAGATCCTCTAGAAAGTCTATAAAGTACTAATAAATCTTCAATCATAGTTACTTGATTAAATGCTTTAATTGCTGAATGTAAAAATCCAACATTTCTATTATAGTAATCTTTCATACCACTATCAAGTACAATTAACTGCTCTGTATTATAATGAACATTTGCATCAGTATCTATATAGAAATTATTAGTATCAATATTATTAAATTTATATATTAATTTACCATCTTCATCTTTTTTAACAGTAAGTTCATTTGTTTTTAATATTGCAATTTTTTGTATACCTTTTTTATAGTTATCTTTTTTATAAATAACTTCTATCATTAAAATACCATTAGTATACCATTTTCTTAATATTTCATTATTATTTTTTTTAAAATCAAGTAAAGAAAAAATTTCATTAAATGAATCATTAATTTTATTTTTGATATTCGCTGATAAGTCTATATTATTTAGATTAATTTTAATAGATTCATTAAAAACAGGATTATACATTTCATTTACTATTTCAGTAATTGCTTGATCTCCATAAGGAGAAGCTGCTATTCTATGGTATTCTCTCATATAATCTATATAATTTAGTTTCTTTTCAGTATATTCTGTTCCACCATTTCTAGTATTTTTTAATATAATAGATAAATCACCTTCTGGCTCTCCAGAAATCATGTCTATATTATTTGGATCTTCTATTGATAAATCTTCTACTGAAGTTGTATCAAGAAATGGATTCATTTTTTCAAATAATTGTTTGAACAATCCCATATAATGTCCTTACGTATTTTATTTTATTTAAACATTTTTTAAACCTAATTCTTTTTCTGTAATTATAGTAAAAATCATATTTTTTTCTTTACAAAATTCTTTAGCAGCTTTCCATTTAGAAGCGTTTTTCATAGCAGTCATTGTTCGCTTCTTAAATGTATATTCTTTCATATTACTTCTTTTAACAACACCTTCCATAGCATCTTTAACTTCTTGATATGGTTTTATTTCTATTAAATGTAATTTTATATTATTTTGTTTATCTTTTACTTTTATAATAAAATCAGGATAATATCTATGTTTTTTGTTATCAATGCTATAATAATATTCTATTGGAAATGGTTCTGAAGAAACTGATATTATAGATGAAGTATTATCACAATATTTACAAAAATGATATTCCCAGGAGCTACGATAAACTATTTTAGTATTAAGATTTTTTGAGTTGGATGGAAGTGAATTTTTAGAAAGTATCCATTTTTCAGGATGTGCAGGAGAATAAATCCCCTGCTTATAATATTTTTTATATTTTTTAGCCATTAATTGATTGTAAGAAGTGTTACATCTTTTTCTTTTTTAATTAATTCAACTAAAAGAAATCCATTCTTATATTCAATATCTTTAACTTCTAAATCAGGTGCAATTTTAAATTTTCTTTTAAAATTTTTGATTGGGAATTTTTTATAAAAGTATTTTTTCTTCTTTTCTTCCGTATTTTGTTTTTCGCTTAATGTACCTTCTATAATTAGAAGACCATCTTCTATATATACATCAAGATCTTTTTTACTAAATCCAGTACAAGCTAATTCTATATAGCTTTTTTCACCTTTAGTATATATATTGTATACAGGATATCCTGCAGCACCACTAACCATATCTTCGAAAAATATATCGAAATTGCCAAATGTATCTCTAAAATTTAAATCATTCATTTTCTTTTCCTTTCTTAGTAAAAAGTTTTTAAGAAAGCTTTAATCCTAAAAGTAATTATTGCTTTCCACCGCCAATTTCTGTAATCCATTTCTATTTAAATTCGTTTCAATTTTTTCTCTACCTCCTTTATTTTCCAATCGGAATAAGATATACAATAATTTTCAATATATTTTTTAAAATTGTTCTTTCCTACAATATTATATAGTTCATTTATGTCTTTTACATTAGAAAATATTTCATCCCAATATAGATATTTTGCATAAGGAAAAATTTTAGAATATTTTTCAACAGATATTTTTCCAGATGTATCATTATCAAAACAAAAAATAATTTTATCTCTAAAATTATATAAAGTTTTAGAAATTTTTGAATTAATTTCTTTTCCAATTAAAGCTACACTTTGTACTGGGTTATCATTAATAGTATCTAAATTATAAAATACAGCAGCATCAAAAACAGATTCTGTTAGATATACTGGATATAAAGATGTAATATTATACCAATTCCATATTTTTATATTTTCTTCAGGTAAACTAACATAAAATATTTTCTTTTCTATATTTCTTTTTTGATATCCATATATTTTTTTATTTTTATAGAATGGTATTATTATATCTTTATTCAAATAATACCAATCTTTATATATAATATTAGGTGTATTTCTTATATTAATATATTCTAAACATTTAGGGCATTCGGTTATAGGCTTACATCCTGGTTCTAAAGCAGCATCTTTAATAACATATCTATCTGATTGCTCTTTTTTAAAATCTATACTAAATTCATCAGGTTTATTTGTAGTAAATGTATCTATTATTTTATCTTGTTTTTCAGCTCTATATGTATAATATAAATTAGAATAATATTCTTTAATAATATAGTCAAATGAATGAGATGCTGAACAATTAAAGCAATAATATAAATAAGTATTTCTATTTTTATACCACTTAAACCAACCTCTTTTTTTAAATTTACTTTTTTTAGAATCTCCACAAATAATACATCTAAAATTATAATTATCACCTTTTTTATCTAATAATGGTAAATTCATCATTTTAATGTATTTTTCTTGAAGATATTTCATTTTTTTACCTAATTAACTACTTAATCAATTTGAAGTGTTTATCATAAATATGTAAACTACCTACTTGATGTATTAATTCTCCAATTTTTAGTTCAGGGTATGTTTCTTTAAGCTCATTATATGCTTTTTTATGAATTTCTCTTGCCCAATATAAATCATTTTTAGCTCCATATATAACGTCACAAGATCTTTGATTTAAAATATAATATAATTTATCACTTCTAATTAATAGCTGCGCAGAATTAGTGCAAACAAAATCACTCCTCCCATTTTTATTATATTCCCATTGCATAGATGGTCTTGTATAAATCATTATACTTCTTCTAGAATCTTTATTTCTTTTTAATTCTCTTATAGCATGTTTATATTGTTCACCATTTTCTTTTGAATAAATACACCATCCATAATTAGAATTAATATAACCATTTTTGTCTGACACTTGCTGCCAAACTTGAGGTACTTTACCTGGAATATCAAAAACATTTAATGATTGAGAGTTATACCATTGTACTTCTTTTATAGCATAATCTAAATTTAAATTACCGAAAATAATTTCTTCATCAGCTATATATGAAATACCTACTAATTCTACTAATTTAACTCCTGTTTTGTCTATTACAAATTCTTTATTTTTATATTTATTTTTAAATATTTCTCTTATATTAACTATTTTTGGTAAATATTTTATATTCATTTTTATCTCCTTT